CGGACTCGCGCATTATCCAGCTACAAGCGACGCTGAAGACGCTCAATCCGAATGCGCCCGACATCATCGACCACGAGGCCATCATGCGGCTGGCCGCGCTCGACCTCCACGCCCCGGCGCTGACGCTGAAGACGCCGGATGCCCTGAAGGCCGAGCAGCAGGCCAAGGCGCAGGCCGAGCAGGCGATGGCCGGCTCGGAGGCCGCCGCCAACTACGGCTCGGCCTTCAAGGATGCCGGCCAGGGCACGGCGGCCTTTGCCCAGGCCAGGCAATGATGAAGCCCCCCGAACTGCTCCTGAACTGCAACGCGGCGGGCTGCCTCGCGCTGCCCGAGTGGACTCCTCGCCTCTACGTCCCCGCCAGGGCGGCGGGCGAGGAGAACCACATGCACCCGCCGATTCGGATGATGCTGGTCGACATCCATTTCTGCGAGCCACACTGGCAGATGTATGCCTCGGTCGACTCAATCCTGCGCGACGAGGTCAAGGCGCGCATCGAGCATCGCGGCAAGCAGATCTGGCCCGAAGGCGTGCGGCCTGACTTCGATGCGGCACTGATCTACAAGGTTGGCATCTACACGCCCGAGTTCGTCCGCTTCATCGAGCGCCTGGGCTATCAGGGCGACGGCCTGGGCTTCTCGCGCGCCGTGGTTCAAAGGAGACATGCATGACCGACATCTCGCCGAGCGCCGCCGACGCCATCCGCAAGGACTTCAATCCCTCGGGCAACCCCGACGTCGCCGCCATCAAGCAGCGCACCGGCGAGTTGATTACCATCATGGAAGGCATCCGCGAGCGCGACGGTGGCAAAGCCGGACGCGAGGCTGCTGTCGCCATCACCAACCTGCAGACCGCCTCGATGTGGTGCGTGCTGGCGGCCACCAAGGGCCTGTGAGCCTCGTCACCAGCCTGATCCCCGGCCCGCTCCGCCGGCGCGTCACGCAGATCAAGGCCTACAAGGACGTCTTCAGTTCGGTCGACGGCCAGTTCGTGCTGAAGGACCTGATCGGTCGCGCCGGCATCCTCGAGGCCGAGCCCGGCAAGTTCGCGGCCGGGCGTCGTTCGATCGTGCTGGAAATCCTCCAGCAGTTGCGCTTCGACGAGACCGCCCTGATGGCGCTGGCCGCCGAGCGTCTGGACGAAAACGGGGAAGAAGCGTAAACCGCCACTAATAGGGGTTCCATGGCCGACGAAGGCACACTATCAGCCACACCGACCAACGGCGCCGCGCCGCCACCGTCGGCCGCGCCCGCTGCCGATTGGACGTCGACGCTGCCCGGCGAAGTGCGCGGCCACGCCAGCCTTTCAGACGTCAAGGACGTCGGCGACCTCGCCACCCGCTATGTGAAGCTCAACAAGCCGTTCGCCGAGCAGTTGCCCGAGAAGATCCGCGGCGAGGCGACGTTCAAGGACATCAAGTCGCTCGATGCCCTGGCCGATTCCTACCATAACGCCCAGAAGATGATCGGCATTCCGCGGGACCAGCTCCTGCGGATTCCCCAGAGCGACAAGAAGGAAGACTGGGACCCGGTCTTTGAGAAGCTCGGCCGTCCCGCCAAGGCCGACGACTACAAGCTCAAGGTGCCCGACGGATTCCCGCCGGCCGAGAAGGCCTACGCCGAATCGGTGATGGCCGCCGCGCACGGCGCCGGTCTCAGCCAGAAGCAGTTCGAGGCCATGACGGGCTGGCTCTACGAGCGGGCCGGCCAGTCGCTCGCCCAGCAGAAGGCCAACAAGGACGCCCAGGCGGCCGACTGGGTCGGCAGCCTGAAGACCGAGTGGGGCCAGGCGTTCGATACGAAGGTCAAGCAGGCCAAGGATGCGATCGCCCACTACGACGATGCGCTGAAGCTCGGCGGCGACCTCGTGAAGGCGCTCAACGAGACCGGGCTGGGCGATCATCCTGGCCTGGCGAAGCTGTTCGCGGGGCTCGCCAGGAATCTCCACGAGGACGGCAAGCTCACCGGCAAGGCGTTCGGCGCTGACGCGCTGCAGTCGCCGGTCGAGGCCCAGCAGCAGATCAATGCGCTGCGCCAGGATGCCAACTTCATGAAGCAGTACACCAACCAGAACAAGCGCGACCCGGCCCACATCGAAGCGGTGGCCAAGATGGAAGCGCTCTACAAGCTTGCCTTTCCCGAGCAGGGACGGGCCGCGTAATTCGAGGTCGGCGCGGGGAGCCCTTCGGGGTCCGCGACACCAAACGCCAGGCGGGCGTAAAGCGCCGAGGCAAGGGTCCAATCCAGTTTGGGCAGCTCTCGCCGATGTCACGCAACACATCGGGAGCATCCCAACATGTCGTTCACAGTTACTGACGCTTTTGTGCAGCAGTTCTCAGGGAACGTGTACTACCTGGCGCAGCAGATGGAATCTCGGCTTCGAGGCAAGGTCCTCGAAGACCAGATCACCGGCGAATCAGCCTATATGGAGCAGGTCGCACCGTCGGCCGCGCAGAAGATCACCAGCCGGCACTCCGACACGCCGATCATGAACACCCAGCACCTGCGGCGCCGGTTGGCTCCATACGATTATGGCTGGGGCGATTTGGTCGACAATCTCGACAAGCTCAAGCTCTTGATCGACCCGACCTCGACCTACGCCCGCACCGGCGCCATGGCGATGGTTCGTGGCCAGGATGACGAAATCATCCAGGCCTTCTTCGGCACGGCCTACACGGGCCATAGCGGCGGCACCGTGCTGACCTGGCCGAACGGCAACTCGGAGTCGGCTCCGACTGCCCCTGCCGGCACCGTGGTCGCGGTCAACGACTGGACCTACGGCAACGGCACCGGCAACGCAGGCCTCACGATCAGCAAACTGGTGTCGGCGTCGGTGGCGCTCGACGCGGCCGAGGGCGACGATGGCGAGGAGCGCTTCGCCTGCATCAAGGCCATCCAGAAGGGCAACCTGCTGGCGACCACGGAAGCGACGCTGAAGGAGTATGGCGTGGCCAAGGACGACCTCGCCCCGCTGCGCGACGGCAAGATCGCTCTCATCATGGGCTTCCAGCTCATCCATTCGGAGCGTCTGCTGGCCAACGTCTCGTCGCAGTGGAGGGTCCCGGCGTGGCGCAAGTCGGCGATGGGGCTCGGTATCAACAAGGACATCTCGGCACGTATGGCGGAGCGGCCCGACAAGCGGTTCTCCATGCAGGTCTACCTCGACATGTCCATCGGTGCGACACGCCTGGAAGAGTCCAAGCTTGTCGAAATCGTCTGCGCATAAGGAGGTTTGACACATGGCACTATCAATCATAGCCGGCACCAACATGGCGATGGTCCTCGCCAACACGGGCGGCAACGTGCAGCAACTGCCCAACCAACTGGTCGGCGCCAAGCAGCACCTGTGGACCGAGCGCATCACGCTCGCCGCCCAGGCCTCAGGCGTCAACATCCCGATCGCCCGCATACCGTACGGCTCGGCGCTGATGGACATCGTGGTCAACGGCTCGGTCTCGCTCGGCACGAGCACCTTGGCCTTCGGTGACATGAACAACACGGCACGGTTTGCCGCCGCCGCCACCAACACCACGGTCGACGCGGCGGGCCACAAGCTGAACGCCGCGTCGGACGGGCTGGCGCTCACCACCTGCTACGACGTCAACGCCGTCCTCAACACCAGCTACGAGGACATTGTCATGACGGTGGCCGCGGCGGCCTTGCCGGGGGCGGGCACACTGGTCGTGACGGTTTACTACCAGGACTACGGCGTTTAGCAGCCCCGAGCGGTTAGCGGGGTTAGTTGCGGCCGGGGTCTCTTCACGCGCCCCGGCCGTTTTTTTGAGGAGGCTTCATGGCGCAGGGTGACAGCGCGACCTCGGTGGCCAACATCGCCCTGATCGCGCTCGGCGAGAAGCCAATCACGGTGCTCTCCGAGAACAACAAGAACGCCACCCTGGTGAATACTCGCATCGACGACGTCCGCCGCTTTGTGCTGCGCTCCCATCCGTGGCGCTGCGCCAAGAAGCAGGCCCAACTGGCCGCCAGCGCTACCGCGCCGCTGTTCAACTGGACGTCGAAGTATCCGCTGCCGGCCGACTTCATCCGCTTCTACAACGAAGACGAGATGACCGAGTATCTCGGCATCTGGGAGATCATGGACGGCCACGTCTACACCAAGCGCCAGGGCGCGCTTAACTGCGAGTACATCTACGATCTGCAGGATTACACGGTGATGGACGCCGCCATGGTCCACGTCATTGCCTACCACCTGGCGGCCGAGCTTGCCTTGCCGATCACTCAAAATCCCAGCCGGGCGCAGGCCGCGCTCTCGACCATGTCGGGCAAGCTCGAGCTTGCCCGCCTGGTCAACGCCCAGGAGGCCAGCCCACGCGAATGGAATGTCGACGTCCTGCTGTGGGCGCGGAACTAGCCGTAGGAACTGACAGGTGCGCCAAGACCTCGAGCTCACGTCGTTCACCAAGGGCGAGCTGTCGCCCCGCCTGCGCGGAAGAACGGATTATGAGGGATATTTTAACGGCTGCGAGACCTTGCTCAACATGGTGGTGCTGCTGCAGGGCGGCGCCACGCGCAGGCCCGGCACGATGTTCTCCGACTACACCAAGTTCCAGACCGACGATCAGCCCGGCATGGCCAAGCTGATCGCCTTCCAGTTCTCGGTGACGCAGGCCTACATTCTGGAGTTCGGCAACCACTACATGCGGGTCTACCGCAACGGCTTCCCGATCGACGCCGGCGGCGGCGTGACGGTCGAGATCGCCACGCCGTGGAACGGCACCGAGGTGTTCGAGCTTGGCCACGCCCAGTCGGCCGACGTGCTCTACATCACCCATCCCAATTACCAGCCGAGGACCATCACGCGGACCTCGCACACCGCGTGGACGATCGCGCTGTTCAGCACGATCGACGGCCCCTACCTGGACCCGGTTCCCTTCCAGAACACGTTGACCTTGAGCGCCATGACCGGATCGGTGTCGATGACCTGGGTCGGGACGCTCGGCATCAACAAGGGGGCCGGCCTGAGCGCCGCCGACGTCGGTCGCTATGTGCGCTACGGCGGCACCGCGGTCTGGTGCTGGATCATCATCACCGCGGTCGCCGACGCCACCCACGCCACCGGAACCATCGAGGGCGGCACCGACGCCCTGTCGAGCGAACTGTGGCAGATGGGGGCGTGGTACACCGGCAACTGGCCGTGGCTCGTGAGTTTCTGGCAGCAGCGCCTGTTCTTCGCCGCGACCAACCTCCAGCCGTCGCGCATCGACGGCAGCATGACCAACGATTTCACCAACTTCTCGCCGAGCCTGGTCGACGGCACCGTGGTCGACAACAGCGCGGTGTCGTGGATCATCGTCGACGACCAGGTCAACGCCGCCCGCTGGCTGGTGGCGGCCGGCTCGTCGCGCGCCCCGCAACTGGCGATCGGCAACGACGGCGCCGAGCAGGTCGTCCAGGCCGGCGGCTCGGCCCAGGCCCTGACGCCGACCTCGGTGCAGGCCTTCCGCGAGACCAACATCGGCGGGCGTGCCCATTCGACCGCGCTGCACGTCAACAAGGCGGTGATCTTCGCGAGCTACGGCGGCCGCAAGCTCTACGAGTGGGCGTTCAACTGGCAGTCAGACGGCTACATCGGCGCCGACAAGTCGGTCGAGAGCGAGCACCTGACACGAAGCGGCCTGATCGACATCGCCTACCAGAAGCGGCCTTACTCCGTGATCTGGGGAATCCGCACCGACGGCAACCTGGTCGGCCTCACCTACCTGCCCGAACAGGCGGTCCAGGGCTGGCACCAGCACCGCCTCGGCGGCAACTACTACGGCGGCAATCCGGTCGTCGAATCGATCGCCTGCATCCCGGCCCAGGACGAGACTTACGACCAGTTGTGGATGGTGGTGAAGCGCACGGTCGACGGCGCGGTCATTCGCACCGTCGAGGTGATGGCTGCCTACTTCGACGCCGCGCCGCAGGGCCAGGCCGTCTACATGGACCTCGCCGTGCAGTCCGACAACACCTTCCCGGCCGGCACGCTCACCGCCTCGGCCATGACGCTGAGCACCAGCGCCGGCCTGGTGCCGATCACCTTCACCGTCGCGGGCGCCACGCCGTTCGTCGCCGGCAATGTCGGGTCGGTGATGCACTACAACGGCGGCACCGCCATCGTGACCGGCTTCACCTCGTCGACCGTGCTCACCGGCATCTGGTACATCAGCCCGACCAACCTCAAGCCGGCGGCGACCGGGACGTGGTCGCTGACGCCGCAGAACGACACCTATTCGGGCCTCGACCACCTCGAGGGCGAGCAGGTCCTGATCTACGGCGACGGCGCCGACTTCGGCGTCAAGACCGTGGTGTCCGGATCTGTCACCCTCGATGCCAGCCGTGGCCAGGCCTCGTCCGCCACGATCGGCCTGCCGATTCCGTTCCGCCTGGTCTCGATGCCGTGGGCGCCTAAGCAAGCCGCCAACGCGCAGGGCCATTACAAGACCGTCGCCGCGATCTGGCTGCGGCTCTACGATTCGCTGGGCTGCGACTACGGCCGGCAGATCACCGACGAGTACACCGGCGCCGTGAGCCTCGAGACCGACAGCCTGCTGACGCGCAACACGCTCGACCTGATGGGCGTGCCGCCGCCGCTGCAGACCGGCATCTACCGCTTAAGCATGCCGGGCGGTCACGACATGGAAGGCCAGATCGTCATCAAGGGCGAAGGCCCCTATCCGACCACCGTGCTGGCGGTGCTCGCCACCGGCGACGTCGGCGAACTGCCGGGGAATGCCTGATGGACGCCGCCAGCATGACGGCCATTGCCAACCTGGTCACCCAGGCGGCCGGCACCGCGTCGTCGGCCTCGGCGCAGAAGGATGCGGGTGACGCAAAGGCCCAGGCGGCGCAGTACCAGGCGGTCGGCGTCACCTACCGCGGCGAGACCGCCGCCGCGGTCGACGAGTACCGGGCGGGCCTCGTCGAATCGGCCGCCGCGACCAACCAGAGCTTCGCCTTTGCCCGCGCCGACCAGATCCAGGCGACGGCGGCCGGTCAGGCGGCCCAGGTCCAGGCCGATGCCGCGGCCCAGGCCGACATCATCGCGCGCTCGACCTCGCGGGCGATGGGCCGGGCGACGGCGGCCTACGGCGCGTCGGGCGTCGCCGGCGGCTCGTCGCTCTACGTCCTGAACGACATCGCCACCGAGGGCGAGCTCCAGTCCAACCTCGCGATCTACGGCGGCAAGGTGCAGTCCGACTGGCTGAAATACGGTGCCGACGTGCAGGCCAGCAACATCCGTCAGCAGTCGGCGATCGACAGCACGCAGGCGCAAAGCCAGGCGGTGATCTACCGGACGATGGCGACCTACGAACGGACCAACGCCGACATCGGCGCGGCGGCGCTCATGGCCGGCGGGGCGGCGGCGCAGACGGCGGCCACCCTGCAGGCCGGCACCACGCTGCTGACAGGGC